TGATGGATCCTCAGATCAACATACTACAATACTTATGGAGTGTTAAGCGCCAGAGAAAGCGGCATATTCGGAGTCACCTGACTTCGAATGTGTACTACTCTGGCACTGGTCGAACAGACCAGTACCCTCCTGTAAGTATAATGCAACCAGTAGTCACTGAGACGTCGTATAGACGTCAAGTGGGGCTGCCAGGTAGCAGCTCGATTCAATCGAGCGGGCTGAGTTCTACTGAATTCAGTCTAGGCGCTGCGCTCGTGCTTGCACGGCGTAGGCGTCCCAAACGGTCCCGATAACGGGATAAACAGTAGATAGTATACACAATGGCACTTAGTAATACACTAAATACCAATGAGATCAAGAACGCTGCCGGAACAGAGGTTGAATACTCTGCAAGGCAGATTGGTCCTGGTTCGTTTAAGGAGTTCGCCAAGATTGGTGAACAATATAATCTCCCAGACCGACTTTCTGTAAAGATACAGGAATCGGGCCAGGGGATTAATAAGCGACGTCGCACGCTCACCAGATTTGACGAAACCGTCATGTCTGGTGTCGACGCGTCGCTTCCTGTAACGGGCTCAATCTATGTTGTTAGTGATTTCCCCATCGGGGCACTCACTAACACCACGTTGAGCGCCAGTCTCGTCGCAAAGATGAATTCGTTCATGGCCAGTGATGGCGCAGGAACGACTATTCTTTACGCTGGGACAGGTACTGGAGCAAAGGTACACATCAATGGAGAGATTTAATCTCTACCAAATGTGTCCCCGTTCCCTGAAACCGATAACGCATGTTCCCATAGGGGTGGCTATTGCAGCCGCCTCTTTGTTTATATGCGGGTGTCGGACTTCAGGTCTCAGTCTTCAAGTTGATGAAATTGATATCTTCCATGAAGAGTCGATGCCCACGAAAACTAACGTGGTCAACGCTATTCAGAACGAAGGTACCAGTTTCTTAGCGAAATAGGACGTGGGGGGGCGGTAAGCCCCCCCATCGCCTATTTTGACTAACTTGGGTTGATCGGTTTACTTAGAAAATAAGTAACATACCAACATAAGCGTTATCAAACTCAGCACTCGTGCGAGGGGTAAGCACCGTAGGATCAGTCACTGTGACTGAAACTCGTTGCAACCCGTCGCCGTCTGCTGGTGCGAGAGCGCTTGGTATGTAAAACCTATTGTCTTCGTAAGCTCCTTCCATCTTTGTATAAAAGGCGTAGGTCTTCTTGATTGAAGACTTCGGCCCGTTAGGCACTGATGGTAGGAATGATCGATCAAGTTTGCGGATTTCTGACTTTGTCATTAATACGTAGACTTATAGACCGGGATACCTACGGTATCATGAAGTATTGCCAGAGTGCTCTAGGAGGGTTTCCATATGGTACCCAATAAGAGCCTAGATGTAAAATACATCATCGCTGACATCCTTCATGACTTCCATAAGAATCATGGAGCTGTGTTCAACAATAGAAGTCTGAGGCTCACCTTAAAAAAGGTGAACTCCAGGCTTTCCACGGAAGGAATGAGTTTTCTAACGAAAACTCTGCCCCGTCTCGGAAAGGCCTTTGATAAGGCCTTATCTGACCATACACCATTAAACGCTACCAGTCTGAGATTTAAAGCTCAGCCTAATAGTAATTTGCCCATATTTATGGGTGAATTCTTTAATCGTGTACTCAGCCCCGATGGGACTCTCCTTCCGGATCCTGATTCGACTTCGGTCGAAGTGCTTCGGGATATCTTATATTTGTTTTACAAATATGAGCTCCCCTACACTGATGAACAAGAACAAGAAGTCATTGCTCGGTTTGAGAAAACCGAGTCTGACTTATCATCCGTCGAACAACAGTTGGAAGTTCTCCGACTTAGTGTCGATGATCCTATGTTTGCTCACCAACGTCGTAGTAGAAATTCTACGACGAAGACGAGAATAGACATAGTACGCAATGCTCGCGATCTTCTAAAAGAAGTTTTCGAGCATTTTGACCCGAAAGACATTCAACCACGTCACGGCCCTGGAGCCGTTGCCACCCGGCAACAGCTTTGGGAGAAGTTTCGTTGGACGAATGTCTCGGCGAATATCACACGACTGTACCCGTTTGATGAGTATTTCTGCTCATCTATAGGTCATGTTTGTGATACATACTCACAGTTTGATACTGTGGGTGAAGAGGATCTTCCAGCACGAGTTATACTCGTGCCTAAAGATTCTCGCGGGCCTCGTCTAATATCTTGCGAACCTGTTGATTATCAATGGGTTCAGCAAGGTCTAGGACGGGCCATCGTTGATCATGTAGAACGACATTATCTTACAAAGTATAATGTCCACTACACAGACCAGGGTCCAAACCAGCGCGGCGCCCTACTTGGGTCGTCGACTGGGAGATACGCGACGCTTGACCTCAATGAGGCCAGTGATCGTGTATCCCTTAGTCTGGTTCGCCTGCTGTTCCCGGCTCACTTATGTGATTACCTGGAAGCGTGCAGGAGTTCGTCTACTATCCTGCCTGACGGAAGGATTCTAAAGCTCAGAAAGTTCGCACCAATGGGGTCAGCATTATGCTTTCCCATATTGGCGCTCACAGTCTGGGCCATCCTTACCGCGGCAGCTAGCGACCAGGATACTCGAGAGAGTATCCTTGTATACGGCGATGACGTCATTGTACCAACGGGCTTTGCCCGGGAAGCAATGGAACAGCTAGAGTCCTTTGGTTTAAAGATAAACCGGGACAAAAGCTGCATCAGCGGACTCTTTAGAGAGTCATGTGG